ACAGCTACCAGTACGCCCAGAGCAATGACCGGGTGACCACGGCAAAGAACAATCTGGATTACTGGAAGGGACAGCAGCCGGAGGACACGACGGGCCAGTATGACAGCCAGATCAGCGGCACGCAGAGC